TGGCATTACTTAAACTCACAATCTACCATAATTTCTGTTAGACAGGCAATCATGTTGATTTCATGGTCCGCAACAAACGCTGCCTGATGTTGATACTTAGCCAAGTGTAAGACCAATTGAGGAACAGAATTAGGTTGGAGAAGTTCGTACAGACCATCATATAGTTTACGGTAAATTTTAGTTGGATCATTGTCCAGATTATTAGTGACCCATTTACGAGCGCCGGCAAAGTTTTTGACCTTTAGTGAGTTAATTAACTCAGTCAACTGCACATCGGAAACTGATGCGAGAAGACCTTTATCAATTGTGCCACCAACACTATACCGCTGAAGCTCGTTAAGAATACGGCGATTATCAGGGAAATGCTTAGTAATGATTTCCGCAACCACTGGTTTATCATATTTTACACCTTCTATTTCCAAAATATTTTCAACACGTTTAAAGAAGGCCGATGCCATCTTGGCCTTAGAACCATTGAGTTTGAAATCAATACAGGTGCAACGTGAATGGATTGCATCCATGATTCTGTTTTTAAAATTACATGTGAAGATAAAGGAACAATTAGATGCATACTCCTCAATCACTCCACGAAACGCAGGCTGTGTTGAATTAGGATTTAGATAGTCTGCCTCATCAATGATAACAACTTTGCGGCCACCCATCAAAGAGACGGATGATGCATAGTTCTTAATCTTATTTCTAAGGACATCAATGCCTGAGTCATCAGAACCATTGATTACAATATAGTCACATCCAACTTCTTCACAAAGAGCCTTTGCAACTGTGGTTTTGCCAACGCCAGCAGAACCAGAAAGTAGGAGATTGGGAATCTCCTTGCGATTTACATACTCTTGGAAAGTTGCTTTCAAAGATTCAGGAAGTATACAATCCTCGATTGTTTTAGGACGATACTTCTCCACCCACAAAATGTGTTCGTTCATTCAAAGACCTCATAATATAATAAAAATTCATTGTAACACACTCAATACAAAATGTCAATCACTTTGTAGATTTGGATGCCTTCCTTGTAGGAGGCTTCTTAGTAGCAGGTTTACGTTTAGGTTTAGGTTTTTGTTCTTGTACCGGTGCCACTTCTTCAACTTTTGTTTCTACTTTTGCATGTACAAATTTAGGTTCATCCATTGATTCAATAGTAACAATAGGTTTAGCAGGTTCACAGACATATGGTGCTGTCATTGCTTGATGTACAACTTCAGCCTTCTCTTCTTTCTCAACGTCTACTGGTTTTGGTTGTTCAACATGCTTTGGTTTAAGTTTGAACATATTAAAAAATTTACCTAACATCTTTAATCCCTTCTATAAGTGCCTCTAGTTCTTTGAATTCAGCAACTTCTTCTGGAAGTGATTGGTTGTACTGAATTTTAGCCATTTTACGAATAATCTTCTTTGGTATCTTCAACTCATCATTTGCAAGAGCAATGATATCAGCCATCGATTGTGCTGTAGACTTTTGATTAGTCATAGCAACAACCAATTCATCAACGTAACCTTTGAGTGACCTCAATTGCTTTTCATCGAAGTCACCAAACAATGTTGTTACCTTATCTACCATATTACACCTTACTTTCTTTCGACTCAAAGGCAATCCAATATTGAATGTCTTCTGTTGTGTGCTTAAAATGTCCAAGGCCTTTGAATGAGATTTGAACGTTATATGAACCAGGAATCAACTTTAGATTTTCTGTCTTAAATACAACACGATATTGTTTACCATTTGCCACACCACTAACATGAATTGAATTGGTGTGTTGTGCGTCATCATTAGCATCAAATGTAACAATATTAATTGTTTCACCATCAGACTCAACAGCAACGTGAGGTGATGACAATACACTTGCAGCTCTCATAATTTCCGCAAGATCCAAGTCTGTCAATGTAAATTCACAATCTGCATGATTCAAACTAATTGTCTTATCTGGAGGAGTAACAATCATATTCTTGGCCGTCATACGATATTTAATCTTACTACGGTCGCCTTTGAAGATAACATTCGATTCATCAAATTCCAATTCAACGCCATTCTTAAACATAGAATGCACGGATAAGAATTGATTCAAATCATACACACAGAAATCCTGTGGAATATCATCTTTGATTGTGGCCTGTGCAAGTACAGTTTTACCTGAGGACACAGTAGACAATTTGTTACCTTTTTTGAATTCAATACCTTGATTGATTCCAGAAAAGTTTTTTAACACACTTAGTGTTTCGTTTGAAAGTTTCATTTCACATCTCCATCATTTAAAGAATACATTATATCATGTTCATACAGAAACATCAAGCAACACATAGCATGTGCCAAGTGATGTTTACCAGATTCTGCATCAATTTGTTCGCCTTCTTTCCAAGCCCAAATATGCCTCTGTAAGGCATCAAAGTATCTACGCTTAGAATCTGGCACTTTTTGCCAATTATCTCTCTCATACTTCTGAGCACCAAAGGTCAACACATCTACTGTTGCCTTTAGTGCCAAAGGAGGTAAAAGGCCGTATTCTAACTTACCACCGTCAAACTTACGACCTTTTTCCATCACATTTCTCCAACGTAATTGGCAACTGCTGGCATATCTCCGTGGAAGTGATATGTACCAATGTGTGCAGTTCTCATCCAAGGACACAAGAAGATTTGTCCGCCAATTTTACGCCACATTTGACAGAACATATAATCTTCCGACAAGTAACGGTCAGAACCACCACCTGTGATAGAATCTTTGCTGTCAATAACTGTATCAAAGAAGGCATGAATGTAACGTGAACCATCGAAGTTGGCTTGGCCAACATGGTCTGGTTTGTAACGAATCATTGGATATGCTTCTTCCATTTTGGCAAATACTTCACGTTTAACCATCATAAAACCTGTACCAATTTCTAGTACGTCTAATGGTTCTGTAACGTTAAATTGTGATGTACCTTTAACAGGATTGAACACAAAGTCACCAGCAACTTTTTCAAGTAGTTGAGGTTCAATATCAGGATTCTTTGCAATTGCGCCTTTGACTGCACGCCATTTGATTGCTTTCTTAGGATAAGGACCACCAATAACGTCTTTGTCTAATGCCAACATAGCCACAACATCTTGTGGATTAAAGTTGATGTCCGAGTCAATGAACAACAGGTGTGTGCATTCGGAACGATGGATGAATTCGTCAACAAGATAATTTCTTGCACGAGTAATTAGGGACTCATTGAATAAGAATGAGAATTTAATTTGAATGCCATATTGCATACAAAGACCTTGTAAGTCCAAACATGCTTTCATGTATAGACCGTGATTTTGCCCACCATACATTGGTGTGGCAACGAAGATACTATACTTTCTTAGTTCTTCCGTTTTGATTGAAATTTCCATCTAGACTCCAAGATAAAATAAAAAAAGGGGACCACCATTAGATGGTGGACCCCAAGACTGCGATTAAGCAGTTAGTGAGTAACCAGTTCTCAAAGCAGCCTGAACCAAGGCTTTAGTAGGTGTGCCTAAACGGTAGTAAGTAATCTTACGACCATCTTCTAGGTTACGAGTGTTTGTATAGATGCAATGACCTTCTTGGCGAAGTTCGTCAATGCGAGCAGAAACATTAGTAATACCAAAGCGGTGTTGTGCTTGCTTGGTAGTAAAAGTGTTGTAACCCTCTGATTTTTTCAAAGTGTTCAACATACGTGTTTTTGCGGATAGTTTGCTCATAATATAACTCCAATTAAAATAAAAAAATTCCTAGTTTTGCGTCACTAGTATCACCATCATACACTTATGTATGTGAGATGTCAAGCATAATTGTGGTATACTTGACTATCTGCCAACTTGTGGCAGATATTTGGCCTTGGTTTCTTCCCAAGTCAAATAGATTAGGTCATCATAGAATAGGTTTTCATATGATACCATGTTTTTCTTTTGCAATTGCCTGATTCGGCCTTTGGCATATTTGGTCTTCCAAATTGTTGTCAATGCTTCTTCACTTGTATCAAAGGATTTTACCAAAGCATCTTCACCAATTTCCTTACGGAGATACTCATTAGTATTGTTATACAAAGGAGAAAAATA